GAGAGTATCTAATTTAGAATTTTTATTTGCATGACTTCATCATTTTTAAAAAGCATAGTTAAGGAGATTGACAATGAGTATGCTGGTCTCCTTTCTGAAGGTGGCGTGGGAGACATTGAATCTTTCGTTGACACTGGCTCTTATATTTTTAATGCTCTCTGTAGTGGTACAATCCATGGAGGTGTTCCAAGCAATAAGATCACTGCCTTAGCAGGTGAAAGTGGTACTGGTAAGACCTTCTTTTGTATGGGTGTTGTCCAGAGTTATCTGAAAGAGAACCCAGAAGCAGGTGTAGTTTACTTTGAATCTGAAGCTGCTATCACTAAAGACATGATAGATGAACGTGGAATTGATGGAGATCGTATGATCTTAGTTCCCGTGACTACAGTACAAGAGTTTCGCACACAGGCGATAACAATATTAGACAAATATCTTCAACAGAAGACAGAGGATCGCAAACCCATGATGTTTGTGCTAGACTCATTAGGAATGCTTTCAACTTCCAAGGAACTAGCAGACAGTGCAGAGGGTAAAGACACCCGTGACATGACTAGGGCACAGGTAGTTAAAGCAATCTTTAGAATACTTACCTTAAAACTTGGTAAAGCTAATGTCCCATTACTTGTCACTAATCACACCTATGATGTCGTCGGAGCCTATGTACCCACTAAAGAAATGGGTGGGGGTAGCGGTCTTAAGTACGCTGCTTCTACCATCATTTACCTCTCAAAAAAGAAAGAGAAAGACGGTAAAGATGTCATCGGAAACATTGTCAAGGCAAAGGCTGCTAAGTCGCGTCTGACTGTAGAAAATTCACAAGTAGAAACGAGGTTGTACTATGATTCTAGAGGGCTTGATAGATACTATGGACTCTTGGAACTTGGTGAGAAGTACGGAGTATTCACTCGTAAAGGTAACCGCATTGTTGTCGGTGATAGCTCCGTTTATCCTTCTGCTATTCTTAAAGATCCCGAAAGATACTTCACCAAAGAAATAATGGAGAAGATTGACTGGGCTGCTGGTCAAGAATACAAATATGGTACGGAGAAAAACTAATGTTTGCAGGAATTAGACCACCTTCTCTCAATGAAGAAGACTATAAGGGTACTAAAGCAGGATCCAATGTCAAAATGTTGTTCCCTTCCCTTGTATTTGAACAAAAAGTAGAAGGTTTTGCAGGACTTCAGGATGAAATCATTGGGTATTGCTATGGTGAACGAGGTAGGGATCCAGAAGGAGTAACAGCAACCAATGTAAATGGTTGGCAATCTAAGAATGACTACCATTTAAAGCAATCTACTATGTTAGATGCCCTCTCAAGAGGACTAGGTTCTATTGGTGGCTTCCGAGATGGATTTGGTCTGAAGATGACAGGTCTATGGATCAATATTAACCCACCAGGATCACTGAATAATGGGCATAACCACCCTAACTGTGACCTTGCAGGTGTTATGTGGATTAAAACTCAACCTGAGTGTGGTAAGATAGAATTTGAAAATCCAAATTATTACAATCACCCTAACATAGCGGGTTATTCTAATGATTTGATAGAAGGTACAGAGATATTTCCTGCATATGATTTTGCTCCTAGGAGTGGTGAGATAATATTATTCCCATCTTACCTTCGTCATGGTGTACACCCTAATAATTCAAAGGAAGATAGGATATCTGTAGCATTTAACTGTGTTTTGGTGAAGGTATGAGAGACGATTTATTTGCAGTTCCAGTTAGAAAATATCACGTTGATAATAACGATGATTTTATCCAATATTGTGACGAAATATGGAAGGCTAACAGGTTTGAAGTACCTGATCCCTTCATATACCCTATCAATCAACTTGGATTGGAACTATCTCAGACTTATACTGATTTAATTGAGGCATTTCTTACTGATATAGGGTGCTATGAGACCCATAATTGTACTACTGACAGTATGATTTTAAAAGTATTGAGTAAAGGTGAGGCTACTGATAGAATAGACACACTACCTAGTCATTATACTCTCATTCATTACGTTGATGTTGAGGATGGTGCTGCATCAGACACATTCCACCATCCAGCACGGTCAATGCTGAATGCTTTTAGACCTGCTATGCTAGATGAATGGAGGGAAGCAGCAGCCTTGTATATTAACAAGGGTGATGTTATAATATATCCATCCTTCATGGAGCACAGTTCCCCTGTTAACATGGGAACTGGTAACAGAGTGACCCTAACACTTCCCCTTATATTACAAATTGATGAACAAAGTAGAGAATCTAATACTGAAGAACCTACTTCTTGACGAGGCATATGTTCGCAAGGCATTACCTTTCATTAAGCTAGAGTATTTCTCTGACTTTCTTGAGAAGAGTTTATACAGTGTCATATCTAAATATTTCACACAGTACAACGCTCTACCTACTAAGGAAGCCCTAGAAATTGAAGTTGGTCAGATTGATACCATCTCTGATGAACAGCATCACAGTATTTTGGAGATGATTAGGAGTATTGATGATGAGAAATCTGACCCTGATTGGATTGTAGATACTACAGAGAAGTGGTGTAAGGAACGTGCTATCTATCTTGCACTCATGGAGAGTATTAAGATAGCAGAAGGTAATGATAATGAGAAAACACCTAGTGCTATACCCAATATTCTTTCTGATGCCTTAGCAGTTAGCTTCGATAATAATATCGGACATGACTACCTACGAGACTACGAAGAAAGATACGATTTCTACCACAGAACTGAGGAGAAAATTCCATTCGACTTGGAATTCTTCAACCGTATCACAAAGGGTGGTATTCCTAATAAAACTCTCAACGTTGCTCTTGCAGGTACTGGTGTTGGTAAGTCTCTTTTTATGTGTCACGTTGCTAGTTCATGTCTCTTACAAGGTAAAAATGTATTGTACATTACTTTGGAGATGGCTGAAGAGAAGATTGCGGAACGTATTGATAGCAATCTTTTAAACTGTGATATACAGAACCTAAATCAACTACCTAAGTTGATGTTTGACAATAAGATTACAGCATTATCTAAGAAGACAGAGGGTAAGTTGATTGTTAAGGAATATCCTACTGCATCTGCTCACTCAGGACATTTTAGATCACTTCTAAATGAGCTAGCATTGAAGAAATCTTTTAGACCTGATATAATATTCGTAGATTACTTAAACATATGTGCATCCAGTCGTTACAGGGCAGGTACTAATGTCAACTCTTACTCGTACATCAAGGCGATTGCGGAGGAGCTTCGTGGTCTGGCTGTGGAAGCAAATTTACCGATCGTTACTGCTACTCAAACTACTCGTTCTGGTTTTGCTAACAGCGATGTTGACCTTACTGACACGTCTGAGTCCTTCGGACTTCCTGCTACTGCTGACCTTATGTTCGCTCTCATATCTACTGAGGAATTGGAAGGACTTAATCAGATAATGGTTAAGCAGTTGAAGAATAGGTACAATGATCCTACTGTTAACAAGAGATTTGTTGTGGGTATTGACAGATCGAAGATGAGGCTGTATGATGTAGAACAGAGTGCTCAACAAAACTTGTCCGATTCAGGACAGGATGAGATCGAAACCGTTAAGGAAGATTTATCTAAGAAGTTTGCGAGCCTCAAAGTATAATACATAGATTTGATCACTATCTAAGTTATGACTATTGATTTTAAAAAGTACGAGAAGTTTGTAGATGCTGTCACATCCGATAGTTCTAAAGATTTTGTCTATCTTGCTGACCGTTTGGTTGAGCTTGACGCAAAGGGTGCCAATATTGAACGTCTTACCACTGCTGGCGTTGGGCTTGCTGCTGAGTCTGGTGAGTTTCTGGAAATTGTTAAGAAGATGGTCTTTCAAGGTAAACCCTGGACCGATGATAATAGAAAGCATCTTATTATTGAGTTGGGTGACGTTATGTGGTACGTAGCACAAGCATGTATGGCATTGGAAGTGGATTTTGACGAGGTAGTTGAGGGTAATATCAAGAAATTAGAGAAGAGATATCCAGGCGGTAAGTTTGATATCAATGATTCTGAAAACCGTGCAGCAAACGACCTCTAAATTTCATCAAGCATTCCCT